GCGGTTGCACAAGCAGCAGGTGAAGAAAGTAAAATAGCTAAAGCATTGTTTATTCTTAAAACAGGAATGATACTTAAAGAACAAATAATGGCTGCACAAGCAACTATGCAAAGAATATTAGCTTCAGCAGCAGAATCAGGAGTTGATGGTGCAAAAGGATTTATGAAGGCAGCATCGGCAGCACCTCCTCCTGCTAACGTACCTTTAATAGCAATATTCGCAGCACAAGCAGCAGGTATAGCAATGAGTATTAAAAGTGCAGTAAGTACTGCTAAATCTATGGTAGGAAGTAAAGGTGGTGGAGGTAGTATGAGTGGAGGTCGTGGAGCATCAGCACCACAAGCACCTGCGTTTAATGTAGTAGGAGCAGCACCTGAAAACCAATTAGCACAAGCAATAGGAGAACAAGAGCAGAAACCTGTTAAAGCATTTGTTGTAAGTAGTGAGGTATCTAATCAACAAGCACTTGATAGAAAAGTAGAATCAGGTGCATCAATAGGGTAACAAATTTTAAAAAATATTATTGTATTAATATGGATATAGTAGAACTATTTATAGATGAAGAAGATGCTATTGGAATTGAAGCTATTAGTGTGGTGGAAAGTCCTGCAATAGAAGAGGATTTTATAGCACTTAAAAACCAAGAGTTTAAACTTGCAGAGGTAGATAAAGAAAAGCGTATCTTAATGGGTGCAGCTTTAATACCTAATAAGCCTATCTATCGTAGAAACGATGACAACGAATATTACATTTACTTCTCACGTGATACAGTTCGTAAAGCAAGTGAATTATTCTTTATAAACGGAAACCAAAACAATTCAACATTAGAACACCAAGTTCCATTAACAGGTTTGAGTGTTGTTGAATCTTGGATTGTAGAAAGTGAAAAAGATAAGACAAGACACTACGATATGGAAGTTCCTGTTGGTACTTGGGTGGTATCTATGAAAGTACTTAACGATGAGGTTTGGAATGACTACGTTAAAACAGGAAAAGTAAAAGGGTTCTCTATAGAAGGTTACTTTGCTGACAAAGCAGAAAGACCTAAAGACAAAACAATAAAAGACGATTTAGAAGAGGAAGCACAAGAGTTAGTAGAAGAGTTAAGACAAATGCTAAAGGGTGAACAACTTGAATCTTATGCTGACTATCCTGATGCAGTTTCTAACAATGCTAAAAGAGGTATTGAACTAAACGAAAAAGTCAACAACAAGTGTGCTACACAAGTAGGTAAAGTAAGAGCACAACAATTAGCAAAGAAAGAAGCGGTTACTGTTGAAACAATCAAAAGAATGTTTAGTTATTTATCAAGAGCAGAAGAATACTACGATGAAGGTAATTCAGAAGCGTGTGGTACTATATCTTACTTATTGTGGGGCGGTAAAGCAGGATTAAGATGGGCAGGTGCTAAACTAAAAGAACTTGACTTATTAGAAGCATCTCTTAAAGAACCTTGTTATGAGGGATATGAGATGATAGGGTTTAAAATTAAAAACGGTAAAAGAGTACCTAATTGCGTTCCTATTAAATGAGAGATTACAGAGAAAGAAACCCAAGTCCACAAAACGATAGAAGAGGTTGCCTTTGCAAAGATGGTAAAACCTATTCACGTAAATGTTGTGATGGAAGTTTTCAAGCACAAGGTATTGGAGATGTAGGTTCACACGACCCTATACCATATCAAGGTTACAGAATAGCAGGATGTGATGATTCACACGAACATAACGTACACTATCACGGAACACTTACAGTAGGAGCAGTATATTACATAGTATTAGAAAACGGACATACAGGATGCCACACTATACTTGAAGAAAGAGGTTCTGAAGGAATACATATAAATACTGCAACCTTATATGATGATTGTGACGATTGTACTGCAGCAAAATAAAAATATAACAAAGTAATTAATAACTTATTGTATAATTATATTCAATTTATATGAAAGCGACAGATATGTTAAACAAAGTAAAAGAAGTTCTTGGAGTGGAACTAAATGAAGAAACCCAAGAAGTAAAATTAGCACAAGCTACTTTGGAAAACGGAACTGTTATTGAAAGTGAAAATTTCGCTGCAGGAAGTGAAGTGTTCATAGTAACAGATGACGAAAAAGTAGCATTACCTGTAGGCGAATACTCTTTGGAAGATGGAGAAATCCTTAAAGTAGAAGAAGAAGGTATTATTGCATCTATAGGAGCAGCAGAAGAAGCACCTGAAGAGGAAGTAGAAGCTGCAGAAGAAGAAGAAATGGGATACGCAACTAAACAAGATTTAGCAGAGGTTAAAGAAATGATTGAAGAAATCAAATCTATGATTGAGCCTAAAGAAGAAATGAGCGAAGAAGTTTCTGAAGAAGAAGTTAAGGAAGAACTTAACGAAGAGGTAAAGGAAGAGGTTGAATTATCAGCAGAAGAGCCTGTTGCTAAAGTAACTCACAATCCTGAAGCTGAAACTAAAAAGAATTTAAACTTATTTGCACAGAAAAGAAATATGACTACCGCAGATAAGGTAATGCAAAGAATTGCAAACATTAAAAAATAAACACTAAATAATAAAAAAATGCCAACAACAACAAGCGTAACAAGTACTTATGCAGGAGAGTTTGCAGGACAATACATCTCTGCTGCTCTATTAAGTGCTAACACTATTGAAAACGGAGGGATTACAGTTAAGCCTAACGTAAAATTTAAAGAGGTAATCAAAACTATCTCTACTGATGACATCGTAAAAGATGCTTCTTGTGATTTCACAGCTACTTCTACTCTTACACTTGACGAAAGAGTACTACAGCCTGAATATCAGCAAGTGAACTTACAACTATGTAATTCTGATTTCCAAGATGATTGTGAAGCTATTTCTATGGGTTTTTCAGCACACGACACACTACCATCTAACTTTTCAGATTTCTTAATTTCTCACGTAGCTGCTAAAGTAGCACAGAGAACAGAGACTTCTATTTGGGCAGGTTCAACTGCAACAAGCGGACAATTTGATGGTCTTATGACTTTATTAACTGCTGATGCTAACCTACCACAAGCAAACGAAGTTGCAGGAACGACTGTAAATGCGGGGAATGTTATAACCGAATTAGGAAAAATTGCAGATTCTATAAATGCAAATCTCTATGGAAGCGAGGACTTAAACATATACGTTTCTCAAAGTATTGCTCGTGCATACGTGAGAAGTTTAGGCGGCTTTGCTGCAGATGGTGTAGGTGCTGCAGGTACAAACTCTATGGGAACACAATGGTTCAACAACGGAGCATTAACTTTTGATGGTATCAAAATCTTTGTTGCTAACGGATTAGGTTCTAACCAAGCTATTGCTGCTGAAAAATCAAACATCTATTTTGGAACTGGTCTCCTTTCTGACCATAACGAAGTAAAAGTAATTGATATGGCTGACATTGATGGTTCTCAAAACGTAAGAGTCGTAATGAGATTTACCGCAGGTGTACAGTATGGTATTGTTGATGACATCGTAACTTACGGTATCACTAACTCTGCTAACGACTAATAAACAGATTAACTAACTAAAGAGGGTGGGTAAGGTATATTCCTGCTCACCCTTTTTTAATATATAAAATATGGCTTGTGATTTAACACGTGGTAGAAAAGAACCCTGCAAGGATGTAGTTGGTGGTCTGAAAGCTGTTTACTTTACTGATTTTGGAGATTTCGGTACAGTAACTCAAACAGATGACGAAATTACTGATATGTCAGGTACTTTTACTGCTTACAAATATGAACTAAAAGGAAATAGTAGCTTTGAACAAGCTATTACTTCAAGCCGTGAAAACGGAACGACTTTCTTTGAGCAAACTTTAAACCTTACGCTTAAAAAGCTGTCTAAAGAAGATAACAAAGAATTAAAGCTATTAGCATTTGGTAGACCACACGTTGCTGTTGAAGATTACAACGGTAATGTATTTGTTATGGGTCTTGAACACGGTGCTGAAGTAACAGGAGGTTCAATTTCTACAGGAGCAGCTATGGGAGATTTAAGTGGTTACACTTTGACTCTCGCAGCATCTGAATTAAAACCTGCTAACTTTGTATCAAGTCCTACTGCTGCTGACCCATTTGATGGTATGAGTAGTGCGACTGTAACAGTTACAGAAGGTACAAACTCATAAACCGAGTTTCATTTGATTGAAGAGGGTGGCTATATGCTGCCCTTTTTTATTGCCCTTATAATAACAAATTCAAAGTTTTTTTATTGTATAAATATGATTGTATTAGAAGAAAGTGCATCAGCACAAACTATTAATTTAATACCAAGAAAGTTTACAAGTGGAACAAGTTACAACGTAACTGTTGTGAATGAAACTACAAATACAGAAGTACACAACGTAGATACTACATCTATAGCAGAACAACTGTATTACAATACTTATACTGCGGTGTTTAATTTAAAAGAAGATGTAAGCTATACGCTAACTATTAAAGAAGGTAGTGAAGTAATACACAAGGATAAAATCTTTTGTACTAATCAAGCTGACTTAACAGATTACACTATCAATAGTGGTGCTTTTATTTCTAATGATACAGATAACGAATTTATTACATTCTAATGGATAATTTACACATAGTTAATTTAGCATCTTACAATAGACCTAAAATCAGCGAGGACAAAAATCGTGATTGGGTTGAGTATGGGGATGACAACGACTACTATTCTTATCTGATAGACCTTTATACTAATTCAAGTACAAACCATTCTATTATAAATGGTATTAGTAATATGATTTATGGAAAAGGTCTTGATGCTTTAGATAGTAGTAAAAAGCCTGATGAGTACGCTTCTATGCGTTCTATATTTTCTGACTCTTGTTTAAGAAAAGTAGTACTTGATTTAAAACTATTAGGTGAAGGTTCTTTTCAAGTGTTATATCAAAAAGGAGATGTAGTAAAAGCAGAACACTTTCCAAGACAAACACTACGAGCAGAGAAATGTAACGAAGATGGACAAATAGAAGCATACTACTACCATCACGATTGGGCAAAAGTAAAGCGAAGTGATAAACCTCAACGTATTGCTGCTTTTGGTTTTGGTAACGGCAACGAACCTGAAATTAAAATAGTAAAGAAGTACGTTAGTGGATATGATTACTATTGTCCTGTAGATTATCAAGGTGGATTGGCTTACGCTGAATTAGAAAGCGAAGTAGCTGACTACTTAATTAACGATGTACAAAACGGATTTAGTGGCACGAAAGTAGTCAACTTTAATAACGGTGTTCCTGATAGAGAAAAGCAGATGCAGATTAAGTCTGATGTAATGCGTAAACTTACAGGAGCAAGAGGTGAGAAAGTAATAATAGCTTTTAACAACAACGCTGAATCTAAAACAACAGTAGACGATATTCCATTAAATGATGCACCACAACATTACGAATACTTATCTAACGAGTGTTCAGCTAAACTAATAGTAGCACACAGGGTAACAAGTCCATTACTTTTAGGAATTAGAACAGAGAACAATGGTTTAGGGTCTAATGCAGACGAAATAAAGACTGCTGCTTTACTTTTTGACAATATTACTATAAAACCATACCAAGACCTATTAACGGACTGTATGGATGATATATTGTCTATTAATGGTATTTCACTA